ATCTTTTATCGCTTGGTTGCCACCGATATCAATAGCGTTCAATAGCGAATCTTCTATGCGCTTTCTGTCGCCTGTAATTGTTATCGCATCGAGAAGGCGATTCAATTTATCAGGGTCGAGATTAGCGATAATGCGAGATAACTCTTCAATGCCAATTTTGCTATTGGCACGACGAATCGCTACATAGAGATTCTGTGCTAACGCTAATTCTTGAGCGTTGAGTGGGTCTCTTCGCTTCGCTTTGTGAACTGTAAATGGCATGGATTACTCCAAGTCGCCATCAAGCGGTTCCGTTCCTTCGGCAATCTCCAACTCTTGCGGATTTTCGCCCGGCTCTAAATCTGTTGTTGGCATTGGAGGCATTCCGAAATTCTGACCATCATGTTCAGCAGGTGGAAGTCCAGCGAGGTCGCGTAAGTAATCTTCCAACTTAGGGTCAGGTGCAAGGATGCCAGCCTGTGCTAACTTCATTACGAAATCAGAAATCTCGGTGAGGTCAACGTGGCTTACTTCGCCATAAGTTAGATACGGTGGACGAGAAACATCCATTCCGTTTAGTTTTAGTAGACGTGGAATCGCGTACTGATTGATTACCTCAGCGATATTCTTCGCGATTGAATCAACTGCCATTGACCACAAATCCATTTTTGTAGCGCCAAGAGCGTATGAGCCAACTCGGTCATGACCAAGAAGGATGAAGTCTGAAAGAATCGACATTGAGATTCTTTGGTCATAGCGTTGAATAATCTTGTCTGTATCGAACTGACGTGAGCCACCTGATGAGAGCAACTGAAGGTCGAACATCTTGTGACCTTGCTCGTCATACATGGTTGGGAAAATTACGCCCTCTTGCTCATTACGCTTTACATTCTGCACGATTGTTGTAATCGCATTGAGAACTGTCTGTTGGTCAGGTGTCGCACTGCTTGATAGATACTCAGGCGGAATGAATGCAACTGGCAAACCAGCCAAGTCGCGCTCAATACCGATTGCTTCAATCTCTTCGATACGACGCTTGAAGAACCATGGGCGATAAGCGTTACGCAAAATAGAACGACCTTCAGGGTTATTCTTTTGCGTTGTTGTACGGAACAACAAAGCCTTCTCGATTGGAATTGTATGAATTCCGCCTTGTGATGGGTCAACTTGAATCATGGCTTGAATGCCACCGTCATCGTCGATTTCCCAACGGAACAAAGTTTCTTGTGAACGGATTGGAAGTTTGCGCCAACCTACTTTGCCATCATCAAATTTAGATTTACGCTTCGGGTCTTTATTATCTCCACCACGAATCTTGTAGACGATTTCGTGATACGAATAACCGAATACCAACATTGAAAGAATCTGCGAAAGTGTTTGGTCCCATGAATCGCTCATGTCGTGTAGACATGATTCAACGAATGCCGCAACTTCTTTATCTTCAGGAGAAATATCTCCATCAGCAGAATTATCCGAATATGGGTCTACTCGCCATTCAAGACGGGTAACAACTTTCTCGATAGCAAACAACATTGACCCGATTGTTGGGTCATTATCTGCCATTTCGCGATAAACGCGAGCGCCACGAATTCCACGCAGACTCGTGAGAAATTCTTCATAGACTGTGCCACCTGAACGGCGTAAGCCCGTACTTCCTAATTCATTCAAATCGGGTTTTGCCATTACACCTCGTCCTAATCTTTTGTCGCTAGTCCAACGACTATCTTGAGCGCTTGCTCTTCATTGAATCCAGCGTTGGTCAATTCAGTGAACAACTCATGGGTCTGAATGGCAAAGGCATTCAACTGAGAAACATTGACTCCACACTCGGCAAAGTCGTCACTCATGTCAGAGATTATACTTTATGAGAAATTTGTCCCTTTATTCTCCATCAAGTATAAATTCGCGAGAATTCAAGCGAAGGTTCGCTGTCTCTAGCGCAATCTTCTTGGCGATGTCTTTTGTCCCTGCCTGTCCATATTCACGCTCTTCAAGGATTCCGCCTATGGAATCGAATGAACGATAGAGAATCTGAAAAGGCAACTTATCTGCCCCTGTGGTCAAATGAACTTCAATGTAACTTGTTGGTTCAATTCGCATTGAAACATAAGGCTGACCAGTAGGTGATACGACAGTTTTAGCATTAGGCAATTCAGCCACAAAGAAATCTGTCCACGCCATGATGTCTCCTTTCGGGAGTAATTTCAACCCCTATGATACAACACGGGTTAGAAAGGGAACGACTCGGGGACATCTACCGCTTTTGCCGTGTCCCATGCTGAAGGTTTGAAGTCATCGATTATGTGGTCTCCACCGTCGCCACGGCTTAGATTGACTACCTTGGCGATATGGCGCTTGAGGTCAACTCCGACTGAATAGGCGGTAACTTCCATACGACCGCGCTTTTCACCTGAATTCTTATCTTCCCAAGATTGCCATGTAGCGGTGCCTTGAATGACCACACTCATGCCCTTGGTCAAAGATTCAGCGACGTTTTCTGCAAGGCGATTCCAGCACTTGATTGTCCACGGAGTCACGTCGCTAGATTCCCAAGTCCCGTCAGGTTTCTTGGTCGACTTAGATGAGATAACAGTAAATGATGCAACTGCCTTGCCCTGTGGAGTAAATTTCAATTCAGGGTCGGCGGCGAGATTGCCAGTGATACAGATTGTTGTCATGAGACATACCTTTCATTAGTTATAGGTTTAGCGATGATATTTAGTTTTTTTCTTAGTTTGTCTCTGTCGTGGGAATTGGTACCAGCCCATATCCCAGTAACTCGATAATTTAGAGCATAGGTCAGACATTCTTTGCTCCATCTGCATGTACCGCAGATTTTCTTTGCTAAATTGTTTTCTTCCGTCCTTCCATGTTTTTCAGGGAAAAAGAATTCAGTATCAATCCCCCAACAATTCGCTCCCTCGAAATTCCACGGCATCAGTATTTTCTCTTTGCTCATCAACCTCTCCAATTACTAGACGATTCGGGGAAGATTCATCCAGCCTAGCCAAAACTCTTCCGTTTTTCCATACCCGTCCAGCAACAACTCCGTCATAGGAATTAGATTTAGGTTTTACCCATTCATCACATTCAATCCAAAAAGGACAGAATCGGCAATAATCCAAGCCGGGCAATGCAAGGTCAACTTGATTTTGGTCGAATAACCATGGGTCAGCGTCAGCGCATGGTGCAAGCGTGACGAACTCAGGTATCTTCATGAGCGAAATACTACTTCGGTTTAGTGTCGTTTTTATGTATTTCGCTTAGGTGTGTCGTATCTCCGAATCGCTCTTTCAATAATTGCTTGAGCAACTCATCTCTCTCACTTTGTGTCATTGTCTCTGACATCTACCTCTTCCCTTCCCCATGTATCGAGTGCATGATGCAGTAATCCCTGATGCCTCCAATCAGGGTTTTCATTATCGGCGAGAACTAACGTCCAATAATCTTTTTCACCACCGAACCATTCTGCAACTAATACCCATCCAGTGCAGATAGCAGGGTCTTGAAAAGCGATGCGCCCGATTTCGGCGAGCGCATCATCAATTATCGAAGGTTTTGATTCATCATCCACGGCATCAGCCTAGTACCAAAAATTCGCTAACCAAAAGCGCCACGCAGAGCATGGCGACCCGTAACGACTTTCGATATAGACCAAACCACGCATCACTTGATTTTCAACCTTGATATCAGGGTCAAGACCAAGAATCTGTGGAATACCGCCAGCATTCAACTTCTCGCCATTCTGCATTACAGATTGACGATTGTAGGCATCGGGTCTCCAGTTTGATTCTTTGGTCCACAAGGATTCGAGGCATTCCCACTGGGTTTTGTTATCCCAATCAAAAAGATACAAGATATCTCTTGCATACTTTTTGGCTCCCTCGGGCGAGCGCTCGACGGGAACTGGTTCAATGACTACTTCGACTTTTTCTTCTGCTTTAGCCTCGTAATCAGGTGGGATATGTAGTGGATTGATAAGAACTATTCCGAGGAAAAGAATCGCTAACGGAATAGGTTTATAGAGTTTTTCATAAAGTCGCATATTCCTCCACTTGTCGGAGCGAACAATCTACGCACGAATGGCTTTCGCGCTTTCATGTTGTCAGTATCGGACTGACCTCGCTTTTGGGGCTAAGGTGTTTTGCGAACCTTGGGAACTAAGGTAGCAGATAATTTAGTGATTCGGTGGAGGCGCTCCAAGAGTGGAAAGAGAGGACTAAACACTCCAAGCATCAACTCCACCGAACCTAGGCGCTCAAAAGGGGGAGAGCGCCCATCCATGTCGCTGGAAGGGTTAGCGACACGATTCAACCTCGACAAAGGGTATCGAGATTGAAATTTTATCTTACTAGGAAAAAGCCCCACGAGATAATCATGGGGCTTCTCTCGAATCTATCGAATCAGTCTAATCTGCCTGACCCGTAAGCATTGATTCCATAGGCTCGGCAAACTTCTGCGAAGGCGTGAGCATAGGCAATCTTCTGTTCATAAGATTGACCGAACTCACGGACCCACACTTCATATCCACCGTAATAACCCTTGTGTCCAGCATCGATAGACTTTAGATAATTCACAAACGCTCCTCGCGCTGGTGAGATATTGACCCACGCAAAACCGCAAACTCCCTGTGGAACAAAGTATGTTGGTTTTGAATAATCGATATCGTTACCTAAAACCGTGGTCGGTGTCCCGACTACCATCGGCGTTGGTTTGCAAGCCTCGCCAGCAGATAAACCTGCTTGATGAGCCTCTTTGTAAATCTGTTTTGCAAGTGCTTTACCAATCTTGATGACTGGCTTCTCAAGTGTCTGAGTCATCTGTCCCCCTTTCGGACAATCTAAGTATATCAAACTCCTGTTTAGAATTCCACTCAAAGCGTCTACGAATGTCGCGCAACTGCCTATCAGAGACATACCCTAAAACGCCCTCAG